GTTGGTTGGGAGCTAACAAATGGGACCGCAGTTCCATCACCTTGGTCGTTAACTATATATATTCCAAAATTATTATTTAAGTGTAACGAATACGATGAGTTACCGCTAATTTCTGTAAGAGTGGAAGTAGGTAATCTATCAGACCTAAATACCAGTCTATTATTATTAGTTATTGTAACATTAGATGGTGATTGAAGATGATATGATGGCGATAAGACTCTTGCCTCCACACCAGCATTACTATATGTATACACAGTTCCACCAGAAACTGTAGATGTCACAAATGAACCACCTTCAATAATTCCTTGTGGGGTGCTTGTAGTTGCACTTATGTAAAATTGGAATGCCATTCGGTTATTACCGTTTGGAAAGTCGTCTACAGAACCTGTACTATTTGTAAAATTACTTAAATTGTATTGGTCACTATTAAAAGCTTTAAATGTATTTTGACTCTTATCTGTAGAATTATAGTAATGAATAGAATTGTTAGTAAATGCTGTAAATAATGTATTATCAACCGTAAAACCAAATGGTTCGTGATATAATGACGTGTTAGTATTTCCTGTTACGTTGTGTGTCTGAGGTGTTTTATAGTTTGAATACCAGTTATATGAGATTGGACTTGTTGTTGGTCCGGAGTTTGGTTGAACCGGTACATTCAAATAATACGTACCTTCAACTATAGGTCCTGTGCCAAAAGAATATCCGAATAATCTTGATAAATCGTATCTAATGTTTTGTTTTTGTGTATAAGGGTCAACACCTCTCGATAATACAATAATTTGCATATTCTCATGGGTATCCAAATAGTCAATCGGGTATACACCTTGTGTCTGATATATACCAACAACACCAAAAGTGAATTCCTGTGTTTTCTTAAACAAATATTTATTAAGAAGACCAAGTGTTGGGTGTGTAGACGCTGAAAACTGCGTTGTTGTACCACCTGTTATTACTTGGAAATATTCAACACCTGCTTTAAATTTATACTCTTTACCATTTTCAGTAATATTAAGTTTTAATGTACCTGTCTGAACATTACCATTTGGATTTATCCAAGAAATTTGTTTATTTACTAAGTTAGCATTATTAAACGGTGTTGAACCTGTGATATTATTAGTATTGAATTGGTTCGATGTGGTTAAACCTGTAATGTTAGGGTCATTTATTGTTGTTAAATCAGTAAATGATAATAATTGACCAGGTTGTAAAACTGTACCTTGGTCCACTAGAAGTATGATAACACTATCATCAAAAGGTGTTGACGGTTCAACGGAATTTGTGGATGGATTTGTGTTTCGTACTGTTGTTTTGATGTAATTTTCACCAGCAAAGTATCTACTTCTTAAGTTTGCTAAATTTAATGATTGTGCTAACTGAACATCTCTACCCATAATTGGTGATGAACCTAATGGGTATTGAACCAAAGGAACTTTATTTAAATAATTTAAAGCATTTATTGTACTTGGGTTTTGATATCCCGCAAAAATCTGTCTTGTCCCTTGTAAGAATGAAGAAAAAGCCGGGTCATTAGGGTTGGTTACTGAACCAACATACGCCTCAAAAGAACTAATAGAATTTAAATCCGCTAAAAGACTATTATTGACGGATGATACTGTATTTTGAATACTTTGTGTAGTTTGACTTGTTTCTTGGGGTAATCCAACATCTTCGCAAGGACAAGCCTCGCAATCAGGATATGACATCATCGGTAGTGAAATCCTTTTGAATGGGTTTTCATCACTCAATGGTGTTAATGGTTGTTCTGCACAATCATTTACATCTAATTTATTAGACAAAAATGCAACTACTTCACAAATTTTCTTAACTATTACATTTATTAACCATATAAATAAATTAATTATGGCAGCTATCAGAGGATAAATTAGAGCTAATACGTGTAAGATTATTATCAGAGATACGAATACAGGTGTTAATATTGTTATTAACAAATTCAAAATAAAAACTAAAAAATCAAAATTCCTTACACCGTCATTTACAGGAAATTTATTTACCGTACTGTTACAAGTTCTATCAGTAATATCTTTTATCCCTAAATGTCTTAATCTATTTGTACCCCATTTCCATCTATCCAAAAAATGTGATATGGTATAAACTTTATTATAATTGAACTCATAGAATCTATCTTCGCAATTTATGGCTTCTTGAATCATTTGAGCACCTGTAGTTGTAGTTGGGTCTCCATATTCATTCCAATCTAAACTGAAAGCATATGAATAAAGTTGAGCGTCTAAATCAGTTGGTTCATTTGTATTAGATGATGACCATCCCCACTCTTTAACGTTAGGTATCAAGTAGTCACCTCTCATTATACTATTTTCCATACCAGATTCATTCTGATATTGTATTCTAAATCTATACTTACCTTTTGTTGGGATGCCTACGGACGGGTTATTTGATAAAACTTGCTCACCAAACTCATTAGTGGTGACATAATCCAAATTCATAGGTACCTCAACTAACCATGTACCATTATCATCAATCACTTTACCACCATCAGGTAAAACATATTGTTCAAGTATAGGTCTACCATCACTGTCATAATTGATAGTCTGTCTGACCGATAAAATAGTTCCAGGTGCGGTAACTAAACTACAAAGACCACCTGTTTCTTTTTTTGGTTTACATCTATTATCTAAAAAATCTTCATCGGTTGACGAAAATATTGAACCCATAAAAATAGCATGAGGTTTAATATCGATTCCAAAATCACGTAAATCAAAATCCGCTCTTGTAATACCAATGTTACATATTTCATTTTCACCCCAAAATGATGTGACTTCAATATCTTGTCTGATGTTTACAATTTGTGGTAAAGAACTTAAATCTGAAGATGATTTGAATTGGTCTCCATTAAATTGTTCCGGAGTTGCAAGTCCTGACCTAATTAAATCGGCAGGTCTCAAAGAAAAACAACCAATGTTTGATAAATCTAAATCTAAAACTAAAGACTGTATACCAAGCGGTGCTCCAACAATCATAAAGTCTCCACTTTCGTTTGTTTTTACAGTGTACTTATAATACTTCTCATAAACCTCTAAAACTTCAGTTCTTGTTAAAACATCATTTCTATCAGGAAAAGTACCAGTAGGGACGTGTCCATCATATTCTTTAACGTAAGGTAATAGATTGTATCTATAACCATCTTCGTTTTTTTGGTCAACATTTTTATAAGGGTATAAAGTAGATATTACAGGGTCGTTCTCATCAACAGCATCAAGAGGCACAAAAATTGAAATGTTAGCGTTTGGTACACCATACCCGCCATTAACAATCACACGACCTGTGACCACACCATAGTCCGCACAAAACCTTGTATAAACATCTTCTTGTCTTAATTTTAAGGATAAGATTTCCAAAAAGTCAAAATCTTGATTGATGTTGACTCTTATGTTTTTATCCGTTCCGGGTGCCGTTCGTATCCTATAGCTTTTGGTCATTCGTCTTTTAGAAATAAATAGTTATTTTGCCCATTTTAAAAAAAATAGGTTAGACCTTCAGGAAATAAATAATCTTATGAGAAATCTACAGTAGATAGATTTTTTACAAATACCTTAATGTCTTTATTATCGAACCTTATTTGATAAACTTGTGTCGGTTCAGCATAGATTGTATCATCTATAAGTTGTATCTGTCTTGTTGCTTTATTTACATATCTCTGTGAAGTTTCGGAAGTAGAATAAAGTCCTCCCACTAAGTTGAAAACTTTCAAATCACTGAGTGTGAGTACACCGGCAGTATTTTGTATTAATCTTCTAACATCAGATACGTTAACATTTTCACCTAAATCTCTATTTTCAGGTGCCATATAATTTGAAATTTGATTGATGACTTCTGTGATTACTTGTCCACGATTGACGTTTGATTCTAATACAATATAAATTTCAAAAGATAAATCAATTACTTTAGCAACATCTATTGAAATGTAGTCATTTATCATACGATACTTAGAAAGGTATGTTGCTAAATTACTTTTCAAAACATTTGATACGGTTTGAGTCAACTTACCGTTTTGGTCATATGATAAAATCTGAATAGTAATTTTATTGTTGTTTTCAGTGATAGCAACTTTAGCTGGTGCTCCAAATTTACCAGGCATCGTATCAATTAAAGATTTGTAATCATTTACTGTTACGGCCCTTTTTTGTGCGGCAAAGTTAAATGCTACCATATTTCTAACTTCTTCCGTTGAAGGTGGGTTCGCTCCCCCAATAGCTGCGGTTACATTAGTTATTGTTAGTGAATTTACAACATTTGAGTTAATTGTGTCTGATGGACCTGTTACTGCAAAATCTATAGTTCCTATTTGATTGATGACCCCTACACCAACATTTGATGCTAATCCACCACCTGTTCTATACTGAACAAATATGGTTGTATTTGGTTGAACCGTTAATCCTAAACCAATATTATTTTGGTAATTAGCTAAGTCTAAGTTTATACCATTTTTAGCAAAGTTTGCCAACTGAACATTTGGTGTTGTTGTACCCGCACCAAACTGAACTTTCATAAATCCTTCAGGTGTGTATTCTGTAATAAATCTATTATCTGTTTTGATATATTTTCCTACTTTATTTCCCGCTTGGTCAGTAGGTTTAGTCGGGTCTTCAATAAAAACCGTATCTTCCGCTAACGCATCCACTTCATACCATTTGTTTGTTGAAGTAACGAATTCGGTATAGTTTGGTACATTAGGGTAATTTGTACCATCTTTTTGTATTATTGCGTTTACCCCTAAAACATTTCTTTCAGGTAAAAAGAAATTAAAGAAGGGAACGACATCAGATGGATTAATAACTCTTTTGAAAACTTTTGTAGTGCCGTTAACAACAACTTCTCTTTTAGTAATCACATAGTTAATAATTTTGTTGTTGTTATCGAAAGTTGGTACTTTGGTTCTGTTCACAAAACCCTCTTGATTGTACTGTGTTGAAAAATCAATATCATAAACGGTCTCAAAACTTGTTCCTCCTCCATTAAACTGTGAACCTGCTCTCAGTACACCTAAATACCTAAAATCCTCGGCATCACCTAGTGGTGGTACGGTGATTGAGACATCAACCACAGCAACTGATGGCCTATAACCAGGTATTTTCAAACCATAAGTTCTTGCAATGTTGTAAATAGATGATTTTTGTTGAGCGTATTGTAGAACAGTTTCTTGTATGCTTCTATCAATATGATAATGTAAGTTATCTGCCACTGCAGCATTCAAGTCCATTAAAACGGAAAATACAGATGCATCATTAAAGTTTTGAATTAGTTCAGGGTAGTACTGTTTTGTATAGTTAATCAGTCCATCTCTTAGTGATTCAAAATCCCTATCGGTATAATTTATTTTATTATTTGCCATCTTAAATGTTTATTATTACAAATTGTCTACTTCCAAACGCTCTTGCATCATTTGTATAATCAATTTTTATTTTTGCACTATATTCTACTGTGTTAGCGCCAGGTATACGATAAATACTAGCCTGACCCAATAATTCGTAGTCTAACTGACCACTAACCTCATCAGTTTCAGTGTATGGTTCTATTGATATATTATTTATTGTTAAATTTGGTATGAACTTACTTATTTGCTCCTCTATCTCTACACGGATATCCTCGAATGTTGTACCATCTAATGGTTCAAATATGTATTCATATAGACGTGTTCCAAAATCAGGTAAAAAGTATCTCGTACCTCTTCTTGTTAATAACAAGTGAACCAAGTTAGTTCTAATCTCATCATCACTAGTTTCGGTAAGTTTTAAGTAATTACCTTTAGGACTTTGTAAAAAAGGGAAATTTATACCGTATGTAATTCCATCTGCCATATTAAATAAATATAGTGTCGTGATATTTTCAATAAATAGTTATGAAATAAAAAATCCCGACATAGTGTCGGGATTAGTGTCGTGATTAGGATGAACATCCAAAACATTCAAAATCAGAATTTGTTGGTTTTGGTGGTAAATTCATATCGTTATAATTAATTGTCGGGGTTTCAATTTTAACTTTAGGTTGTTGTATTTTTGATACATCGACCGCTAAGTGTTTAGCTCCTGTTGAAATAGCTTTAGTTCTTACATAGTAACACAAAGTTTTCAAACCTCTTTCCCAAGAGTGAAAGTGTGACGATGTAATTTTAGATAAAGTTGGGTTACCCATATAGATATTCATTGACTGTGATTGGTCGATGAATGGTGCTCTATCTGCAGCCATATCAATTAGTTGTTTCTGTGAAATCTCCCAAATTGTTTTATACTTAGGAATTAAGTGTTCAATTCTTTTTACCTTTTTCAAATAGTTCTTGTCTTCAGGGTCCAAGTAATTATTGAAATTAATGTTTTGAATTGACCCTTCATTAATGATGATTTCATTTTTCAAATCTTCAGACCAAATACCAATTTTTTCAAAGTCATTGATGAGGTATTTGTTTACAATCATAATTTCTCCACCTACAACTCGTCTGTTAAATATCGCTGAGTGTGCAGGTTCTGTCATTTCGTATGAACCTGTGATTTTTGCTGAAGAAGCTACCGGCATTTGAGCGGTAAATAATGAATTACAGACACCATAATCAGAAACACTTTTCTTTAATTTGTTCCAATCCCACATTCCTGAAAGTTCCATTTCATTAACATTCCACATATCAAATTGGAAAATACCTTTTGACATTGGTGACCCGTTAAAGAACTCATAAGGTTTGTACTTACCATCCATACATAATGTGTTACTTTCTGTAATTGCCGCATAATAGATAGTTTCAAAAATGTCTTTATTTAATTTTTTTGCCTCGTCAGATGTGAAGGTGTAATCCATTAAATAGAATACATCGGCTAAACCTTGTGTTCCAATAGCAATCGCTCTTTGTTCCAATCCACCTCTACGTCCCTTCTCAGTTGAGTAGTTATTAATATCAACGACTTTATTTAATGACCTTACAACTTTACGTGTTTCTTCATATAATAAGTTGAAATCAAAC